CAGGGGTTCGATCACGGTCACGTGTAAGGACGTGCTGTTCTAGGCGAACTCTGGTGTGCGCTCGTTGGCCAGGACGATTGTTGAGAAGTCTGCTCCTCTTGGGGACTTGTCTAAGAATGTCCGTAATGACCTAATGCTGGTGGTTTCGACTGAGACTCCTGCCAACATCAAGTCTGTGTATTCGGAGTCAGAGGCTTTCTACCTGTTGACGCTGCCAACCAGCAAAGAGGTGTATTGCTTTGACACTCGGGCGCAGCTACAGGATGGCTCTTTCAGGGTCACCAACTGGAACAACATTGAGCCTACTGCTCTGCTGTCCAGGCGTAACGGTGATGTGCTGATCGGCAAGAATGGCTATGTCGGCAAGTACGGCACCTATCAGGATCACACATCCTCGTATCGGTTCCAGTACTTCACCAATCACGCAGACCTGGGCAACGCCAACGTCACCTCTGTCCTTAAGAGACTGCGTGTTGTGGTCATTGGCGGCACCAATCAGTATCTGACGATGAAGTGGGGCTTTGATTTCTCCACTGCCTATCAGTCTGGCAACGTCTTGATCCCATTGCAGGGTGTGTCTGAGTACGGTATTGGAGAGTACGGGATTGCCGAGTATTCTGCTGGTGTTGCGTTGCAGACGCTATCTCTGCCGGTCAATGGGTCTGGCAAGATGGTTCAGACTGGATACGAAACCAACATCAACGGCGCATCGATGTCCATTCAACGGATTGAGATCCAATTCAAAGACGGGAAAGTATCATGAGCGATTACGTTCAAAGCACCAACTTCGCTACCAAAGACGCTCTTCCTTCTGGCGATCCGCTCAAGATCGTCAAGGGCACTGAGATCAACACCGAGTTTGCCAACATCGCCATTGCTGTTGCAACGAAGGCTGACAAGAGTGGCTACACGGCCAATGGTGTTGTCTACTCGTCTTCTAGCGGCATCCTAAGCACTGGCAGTGGTTTCGTGTTTGATGGCACGAACGTGGGCATTGGAGAAAGCACCCCAGCGACCTACGGCAAGTTCGTGGTGGCTGGCACTGGCTCGTTCACCAACTCTCTGGTGTCTACCAGTTCTACGCTGACTGACAAGCCCACGGTTGAGTTCCGCAAGACGATGAACGTCACCTCCAATCAGGTGAACTCTGTTGGCAAATTTTCGTTCAACGGGAAATGGGGTTCTACTGCTGGCGAACAGGCTTACATTGATGTAACGTCTACAAATAGCGGAGGTCTTTTAGACACCACCGATCTGCGTTTTGCTGTCAAATCGTTGTCTTCTCCTGGATCTGCTGAGCGCTACATCAATATTGGCACAAGCGGAATCACGATGGATGCCGGTGGTGCTGCTGAGCTTGAGCTGACCAACAACACCGTCAATCTTTCTGGCACTACGATCAACCTCAGTGGTAACGTAGCATCGCCTACCCTGACTGGTACGCCAACAACCCCAACGGCTACTGCAACAACCAACACCACACAAGTTGCTAGCACGGCGTTTGTTCAGAGTGCTATCTCTCAGTTCATCAAGGTACACACGGTCAACACCACCACTGGATCTTCATACTCCAATGGCACTGGCAGTTACACCGATCTGTTGACTCTGAGCATTACTCCAAAGTCTGCCAGCAGCAAATTCTTTTTGATTGCATCGGCATCCTTTTCTTGTAGTGGAGGTGCTGGGAATGGTGCAGAGGTTGCGCTGGTTCGTAACAGCACTACGCTGCTCAACCAGTACAACGGCCATGCGTTGAACAACACCTTCAATGCGTCTTTTGCCCCCAACATTGTTGACTCTCCAAACACAACGTCAGCCATCACCTATCGCATTCAGGCCAAGAGAGAAGGCGCAGACACTATTTCCAATCTCGGGACTTATTCGTTTACCGTGATTGAGTACAGTTGATGCAATGCGAGAAATGTGGTCTATGTTGTAAGGCTGTGAACTGTATGCACCTGACAGAAGACAACCTGTGTTCGATCTATGAAACAAGGCCAGTGGTGTGCAATGTGGAGAAGACCTACGAGGTCTACTTTTCGCGTGTCATGAGTAAACAAGAATTCGAGCAGATGAATAGAAAGATCTGCATTACGCTTCAGGAGAAATAACATGGTTCCAGCACTTATTGCGGGTGGCGCTTCGATATTTGGTGGTCTTTTAGGAGGCAGTTCTGCTCGACGGGCTGCTGAAACGTCTGCTCATGCTCAACGTGATGCGGCTCGGATTGCGGCTGAAGAAGCCCGATTCCGTCCTGTTGGCGTCACAACGCGTTTTGGCACATCGACTTTCGAGACGAATCCTGAAGGCCGTGTAACGGGTGCTGGCTACGAGCTATCGCCTGAACTTCGTGCCTACCAAGATCGCTTGATGGGCTTGACTGGTGGCGCTCTGACGCAGGCTGAAGCAGGACAGGAGATGTTCCAGCCTCTGTTTGGCGCTGGTCAGGGCTTGTTTGGTCTGGGTCAGCAGTACTTGGCGCAGTCTCCTGAGCAGGCTGCACAGCAGTACATGATGCGTCAGCAAGACCTGTTGGCTCCTAGCCGTGAGCGTCAGTTTGCTGCACTGCAAAACAGGCTGTTCCAGACTGGTCGTGAGGGCTTGTCTGTTGGTGCTACTGGAGAGCGTCCTAGCGGCGCTGCTGGCCTTGGTGCTACTACTCCTGAGACGGAGGCTTACTACAACGCTATTGCTCAACAGGATGCTGAGTTGGCTACTCGTGCAGCGGAAGAGGGTCGTCGTCAGGTGGCGTTTGGTGCTGGCTTGTTCGGCACTGGTGCTGATCTGATTGGTCGTGGCTACACGGGTCAGATTGGTGCCTTGGCTCCGTTTGAGACGTACCTGGGTGCTTCCAGGACTCTGGAGGGCTTGGGTCAACAGCCATTGACACTTGGCATGGAGATCGGTGCTCAAGGACGCAACACCGCATCTGCGCAGGCGCTGCTTTCTGGCGGAACGAACGCGGCCCGTACTTTGGAAGCTGCAAATGCATTCAATCCATTTGCTGATTTACTGATGGGCTTTAGCCGCAATCCTGCTCTGGTCAACAGCGCGGCCAGCATATTTGGAAACAGGGCACCCGTAGATGCTCTGGGAACTTCTGCATATGGCCCTGGGTTGACAGGTTTTGAAGCGGCTCAGTACGACATCTATGGTCGCTAAGGGGTAAGAAATGGCAACTGATATCGTAGGCTCCTTGTTTGGCGTTACGCCGGAGATGCTCCAGCAGCGTCAGTTTGAGATGGCTGATCGCCAAGCTCAAGAGTACGCACAGATGAGTCCTCTTCAGAGGGCTAGTTACGGTCTGGCTCGTGGTGGCTATCAACTCGCTGGTGCGCTTGGTGGAGAAGATCCTCAACTGCGTATGGTCAGCACTCGCAACGCTATTGCGCGTCAGATTGATCCTACAGACCCGCAATCCATGATGCGTGGCATCCAGGCTCTGCAACAGGCTGGAGATCAGGTTGGTGCTATGCAACTTGCTGCTGTTTATCAACAGCGCATGAAGGTTCTTGCTGACATTGGTCAGAGTGAGGCGGCAGCGGCGTCTTCTAGAGCAACTACTGGCAAAACTGTTGCAGAAACCAGCGCATTGCAAGCTAAGGAAGCAGCACTAGCCGCATCGGCTAAGCGTTACTTTGGAGGTGCGGCTGGGCAACCAGAAGCGACGGCACAACCTGCTGCTGTAGAGGCTGCTCCGGCACCGTATTTCAACGAGTCTGTAATTGCTGACCTGCCTGCTAGGGTGCAAGATGATATTCGCACTGTTCTTGGAGATGCAGCGCAACTGCGAAACATACCGGAAGATGAACTGCGCTCAGCCCGTGCCACAGCTAGATTGAAGTCAGCAGATGCTTTGGATCGACAAGCTGCTAGCATTTTGGCCGCCACACAGCGCTCTGCCAGAGGGTTTAGCACCCCAGCAGAGACTCAAGAAGTTAATGCCGCTCTTGCATTGCTGCGTCCTCCTCAAGCGGCTCCTGTTACCCGTGATGCTCCTGCTTCGCCTGCTGCGCCTGCTGCCGCTGCTGCCGCACCAGCGCGTACTGCCGCTTCCGAGGATAGGATTACCGCTATTCAAAGGCGTTTGGACACCATCCTTCCTGACCGTGACGCTGGATTGAAAGCTGCCGAGATTGAGGGTAAACAACTTGAAGAGGAACTGAAGTTTCTTCGTGAGGCAGCTAAGCCAACTGAGATTGAGCGCCTAATCGCAAGTCGTGAGAAATTGATTGCTGGAGGTGCCCAGCCTGACAACTCTGCGCTGCAAGCCATCAGTGGACGTATTGCAAACTTGCAAGGCCGTGAAGTCAGGTTTGGTGAGCTGCGTGAAGCATATGCTGCTGACCAGTTTGGCAAACCATTTGCACAACTAACTCAGGCGCAACAAAAGATCATCAATGACCGTGTTGATGCTGAGGCTCGGAAGCGTAAGCCAAGTATTACCAACGTGATGCCTGGAGATCGAGCGCTTGCAGACATTCCGGCGTTTAGGAGTAGTGTGCAAAAGACTATTGAGCCACAACTAAAGTCGATTGATGCTGCTGATCAAGCACTGCAAGCAATTGATGACTCCATCCGGACGAACAACTTTGTGTCCTTTAACGCGGCGCGTGTGCAGTTGGCCAAGGCTCTTGGTGACAGCCAGTTGAGCCGCCGAGACGTTGAGCAGGCCGGTGGAGATCCATCGCTGATCGGCGGTTTGTACGATGCGACATCTCGTTTGTTTACGGGCACTCCGTCGCTGGACACTCAAAACAAGATAAAAGCGACATTGAATGCAATCCGCACTGTTGCCGATAGGAAAGCACGATCAGAAGTTGATGTGCAGCGTAATATTGCACTCAGCATTCCTGGTTATGATCCTGCCGCAGTGGAAAGAGCTTTGAGCTTCCCTCAATTGCAGCCTCGCGCAGGTGCAACTGGTGCTAGTTCATTGGCAGAGCAAGCAAGAGCAGAACTTGCTCGTCGTCAAGCTGGAGGAAGGTAACATGGCAGTAGATCTCAGCAAACTCTCCACTGCCGAGCTGGAGGCTATTGCCAATAACAACCTAGGCTCACTTTCAGATGAGACCTTGAGGATGTTGTCTCAAGAGACTCCGGCTGAGACTCGTCCCGTGCCTCCTACTGGATCTGTGCTGATGGAGTCGGCCAGGAGAAGCCTTGCTGGCTTTCCTAGCTTCGTGGCTGGTCTTGGTGCCCTGGTTGGCGAGAGTCCTGCTGGAAGGGGCATAGTGGAGCTTGTTAGGCCACAGACTCAACCAACTCGCAGGCAACCTACACAAGCCTTTACAGAGGCTCAGCAGCCAACTCAACAGGCCTTGATGAGCGCACTTGGTACTACTGGCGTTCGTCCAGTGACTACTGGCCAGCGCTTGTTGTCGGCTGGTGTTGAGGCAGCGATGTCTCCTGAGTCATATCTGTTCCCGCCGATTGCTGCGGTGCGCCGAGCATCAATCCCGATGCAGGGTCTGTTGCGTCCTGCTGAACAGGCTGTGGTTGCCACTGGCGCAGAGGCTGGCGGCATGGCAGGTGAGTATGCTGGTGCAAAAATGGGTTCTGAGACTACTGGCAGGGTTGTCGGTAGCGTTCTTGGTGGCGCTGGCACTGCTTACGGCTTGAGTACCGTGCCGCGTGTTGGTGCTTTGGGTGGCAAGGGCTTGGATGTCATCAAGAGCCAGTGGGAAAAGGTTCGTGGCACTGTCCCAGAGGACGAGCTTCTCAAGGACGTTGACAACCGAATCAGCAACATCTTCATCGCTGCTGGTCAGGCTGACCCGAACTTCATGAAGACGCTGACTGATGCTGCTAAGGCGCAAGAAGGCGTTTCGTTGAAGGCTCCTGGTGCTGCCTCGGTGAAGTTGCCGATGTCTGCATTGCTGGCAAACAATCCTGTGATTGACTCCTTTGTCCAGAACCTGGCATCTCGAGATCCTGTGTTCCGTGCCCAGTACGGTGGTCAGTATGAGGCTGCGAAACTGGCTTTGGCGCAGAATCAGGTCAGGCTGTTTGGTGATCCTAGCAAAGCTGTTGTCAATGTGGCCGCGCCTGATTTTTCTAGGGCGCAGGCTATGCTGGTCAAGTCGCTCGATGAAAAAATTGCAGATGCCTACAAAAATCAATCCATTGATCCAAACGCATTTGGAAAACGTGTTTCGGCTTTGATCTCAGAGAAAGAAAAAGCAGCCTATGCGGAGGTCAAGCCCCTGTACACAGAGGCGTTCAACATTGCTAAATCCAAGAATGTGGAGCTTCCTGCTAGTTCTGTAGACGACATCTACAACTTTGTCCAAAGCGAGAGACTGGGAGATATCTTCGCTACATTCCCAGGAATTTACACTAAAGTTTCAACGCGCTTTAGGCCTATAAGGACAGAGCCTAGCCCCATCCTGACGGCTGAGGGCGCTCCTATGCGTCCTGGAGGCGTTGAGTTCACACCGGCAACCATTGAGGATCTTGATTCTCTCAAGCGTGAAATTAACAAGCAGTTGGCAAAGACGAATGCGCCCTCTGAACTCCGCGTACTGTCTGAGTTGAAAGATCGTGTGGCTGGGCATATTGACAGCCTAGATCCTGATTTTGTTACTGCCTACCGTAATGCTGACAAGGCCTACTTCCAGAAGGTTGGATTGCCTTTTGACTCTGCCACTTTGAATGCGATTGATCGCAAGAAGTTTGATGAACAAATAGCTCCGGCATTAATTGGCAACAAATCCAACGTCAGTGATTTCATTGCTGCCACTGGAGATCAAGGAGTGAAATTGGTCAGGGATGCCTTCCTAGATGCGTTCTCTACTGCCGCATTGAAAAATGGTGTGCTTGATCCTAAGGCCGCTGAGAAATGGTTGCGGAAGAACGAGGGCGGCGTGTCCCTAGTGCCTGGACTTAGGGAGGAGCTTGATACCGCCTCTCGGAATGTACAAGGCTTGATCGACAAGCGTAATCAACTCAATGCAGATTTTCAGCGTGTTGCTGGTGAGCAGATCTTGAGCAAAGAGGGTGTAAGAGGCCCGCAAGAGTTGGTAAACAGGATGTATGGAGACATCAACTTTACCAATAGGTTCATGACTCAGTACCGAACCAACAAAGATGCTGTGAATGCAGTACGAGCATTTATGCTTGACGATGTTGTTCGCTCAAGCGATCCTCTGGCTTTGCTGGCTGATCGTAACCGAGCCGCAATCTTCAACAGAGTGTTTGGCCCTAAATACGCTCAGGATTTGCAAAATTTCGCCACCACTGCTGACCGTCTGACCAAGGACATCACCCAGGTTTCATTCAGGAGCGAAACAACGCCCAAAACAATCGTTGAGCAGTTGACTGGCATCCCTCCTGAGCAAATCGTTTCTCGGTTTACCAACCCTGTTTCTGGCAATTTCTATGCGATTACATCGCTGTTCAGCAAGTACTGGGCAAAGCAGGCATCTGAGGCTACTGAAGAGCGACTGAAACAGCTTCTGTTGAACCCGTCAGATGCTGTTAAGGTCTTCCAGGCTGTGCAGCCTTCTAAGAAGGGCATTGACCAGCAAAAGCTCAAAGATGCTGTAGAGATCGGCAAGAGGTACGGTATTGATTGGGCACGAGATGCTGTTCAAGCATTGACATCTGGCGGTGTGCGCGGAGCCGTTCAACAACCACAGGAGCAATAAATGCTGACCCTTCTATCGACTGTTGTTTCCTTCCTGATGGGCGGCTTGCCCAAGATTCTTGACTTCTTCCAGGACAAGTCTGACAAGAAGCACGAGCTTGAGCTGGCCAAGATGCAGACAGAGCGCGAACTCCAGATGCTGGAGCGTGGCTATGCGGCCCAGGCGCGTGTTGAAGAGATCAGGTTAGATCAGATCCAGGCCAATGCTGAGATGCAAGCACAGCAGACTCTTGTTCAAGCGCAGCAGGCTGAGATGCAGGCTATCTATGCCCACGACATGAGCCTCAACGAAGGCACTAGCACCTGGATGAAGAACCTGCGAGCCAGTGTTCGTCCAGTGATCACCTACGGGTTCTTCTTCTTGCTGGTGTTCATTGATGCTGGACTGTTCTGGTACGGTTGGACTCGCGGCGTCGAGTTCGACAAGCTGGCCGAGATGCTGTGGGATGCTGAGACCGCAACATTGTTTGCCAGCATCATTGCTTTTCACTTTGGTGGCCGAGCCTTTGGAAAATGAAAGTCTCAGACCGTCTCATTCAGATGATCAAGCACGACGAGGGCGTTCGGGTAAAGCCATACCGATGCCCTGCTGCGCTATGGACGGTTGGTGTTGGCCATGTGATTGACCAGAGTCACATCAAAGTCCCGTTTGAGGAGCGCAAGAGCCTACCTATTCCAGAGGGATGGAACCGCACACTGACGATGGATGAAGTCAATGCCATACTTGCTAAAGACCTTGAGAACTTTGAGCGAGGTGTTCTACGACTCGCTTCTAATCTTGCTGGCCGTCAAAGTAAGTTCGACGCTTGTGTCTCTTTCAGCTTCAATGTAGGCCTGGGCAATTTCCAACGCTCTACTATCAGGATGAAGATCCAGCGAGACGAATGGGAGCAAGCGGCCGATGCCTTCTTGATGTGGACAAAGGCCGCAGGCAAAGAGCTACCTGGGCTTGTCAGAAGACGCAAGGGAGAGAGAAGCCTCTTTCTCTCTGACAACTGATCTGTAGGCTTGTAGCGCTGATCGCAGATCGTTTCTCATGTAGGCGATCTCTTCCTCTAGATCGTTGATCTTTTGGAGCGAGTCATGCGCGAACTTGATCAGTTGATCCGTTGGCCAGCTTGCGAAATCTTGGGCCTCCGTGGCTTTTTTTAACGACTGGGTGTTCTTCTGTGTGGAAGCTATGCTCATTACCGCATTTCCTGTGTCTGTACACTGATCCGTTTCTTTGGACTGTTGTCTCGACTGTTGTCCATGTTCCGCAAACTGGGCACTTCATCTTGTGGTCTCCAACCGAATTTTCTCCATGTTCGCTGCACGTCTGTGGCGGCTGCCGGAATGTACTTGAATTTTGGGTCTAAGATGTTCTTCATAAAATTCCCACAAGGATAAAGAAGATTAGGACTGCTGTTGAGATGAGAAGTAGCCTGCCTTTGAGTAGCGATGTTGGCCTACGAGGATTGGTGAACATGGCTCCTCCACGGGCATTCTCTGCCCTGGTTGCACTTCTGATTGCATGGTGGGCATCCCCAGTCATCGAATAGTGGCATCTCGTCTTTGCCGATGTCTCTGATAGCCTGGGCGTTTGCTTGCAGCAGGTTGCGAAAGAGAGGGTTGGTGCAGTGCATGGCGTTTTCTTCCAGTAGCGCTGCACACGCATTACGAGCCTCTGCTGCCGCGATTGCCTCCATTGCACGGGCAAAGGTATGTACCTCTTGATGCTCACGCCATAGGCTTGCTATCTGTTCATTGGTCATACTCACACCTTGCTTCAATCAGAGTTGCAATACAACCACCGTAGTTTGAGCCTTGATGGTCAACGTCCCACTGCCTTGCGATGGCTGCACAGGCGTTGCGCTCGGACTCACGCACTTGCCACTCCAACTCTTTCAGCAGGTCTTCAACCGTGTCGCCGTGGCCGGTGGCGTAGCCCTGGGCCATCATCCATGAGGCCACTTTGTTGCGCTCGTCAGCACGGACAAGCGCCGCAAAGCGTTCAAGCTGTTCATCAACCGCATAGCCTCCATAGAACAAACAGTTCGGCTGGTGCTTGTATGACTCCTCGCAGAACATGAACCCAGCCTCACGCGCCCACTTGATGATGTCGTCTCTACTCATTCGACCCGCCACATTCTGATGGCTCCGTTGTCCATCTTGCGGCTGACAAATTTGACCTTGTGCTTTTGTGCGTAGCGTTTTGCGGCCACTGATGCGGTACTGCGCTTGATATGGCCAGGGATCAAGAAACTGTCTCCAGGCTGCATCTGGGAGAACGGGAAAACTCCTGGCATTGGGATGTTCTTCTCGACTTTCACTTTCTACTCCGTTTCATCTTGGGCATGTCAACAGTGACATCACGAGGGTTTGTTCCTTCATAAGCGCCGATGCGTTGGGCCAATGATGGGTATGGCTCTACGCCGGTCTTGCGCTTGTCGTTGAGGACTCTAGAGGCCTGATAAGAGCGTTTCCTATCAGTCTCTAGATCTCTGAACGACAGTTGAGCCTTGTAGTCTTTGTCAAATGGGTTCATGAGAGGTTGGCCTACTCGCTGCGTCTGACATCTCAGGGATCACCATGCACCGTCTAGAACGATGACTCGTCAGCATCCGCTTTCGGCCATTGATCAATAACAGTTGGTAGAACAGTTTCCGAAATAGCAACATGTAGTGCATGTCACCATACGGCCGTTCATGGTGTAGGTATGGGTAGAGCAAGATGCCCAGGCTCCGGTGGTCACCAGGGCGATGCTGAGGGCTGCAAAGATCTTCTTCATGCTGCCACCTCGCTAATTTTGAGTTGAGTCTTCTCCAGGGCATCGATAAGCTCTTCGATCTGACCTTTGTCAAGCGAGACATTCATCGATCCGTTGCCGCAATAGATGGACAGCAGGATCCTGTGGTTGTTCATAAAAGACACGAAGACGTTTTGCTCTCCGTTCTTGACTTTGATTGAGATGGTCTGATGATTCATGATTTCTCCAATGTGTAGTACCAATTTGAACCCCTGCGCTGGCAGGAAATGTTGATGCCGTTCTGCCGCAACTCAGAGATGATGGAGTTGACGGCGCAGACGTTTGCGTTTCTGATGATGTCCAGGGTAGTGAACTCGCCACCTACTTGCAGCAACTTCAACACCCTGGTTAGCCTGTCACTGTTCTCAAGACGGGCGCTGTTCATATCAACCAGTCCCTCCAAGTGGCAGGTTACCCATTTCGTAAACGTCCTTACCAATGTCATTGGCGAACATTGCTATTTTGGTTTCGCTATACAGACTTTCACTGATGTTCTTTGCCAACTTATGCAAAGCAGTCGCCTTGTCTATATCTAGCTTCCCATCCAAAACATCTTGGGCAGCACTGGCAAGCATTGCCCTCAGTTGCCCCGTTGTTTTTATCCCTTGACTTTCGTTTTTCATTGATTACCTCATTGAGTTTTCTTACGGATGATTGAAGTTCAGTGATGTCGCGCAACTTGCAAAGAAGAGGTTCGATCTGCTCAGCACACTTCAGGCAGAAGTCTCCGAGTTGAGGTCGTATTCTTCCTTTCCACAAATGATCCATCAGCGGCCAACACGATGGGAGAGAACTTCTAACGCTATCCCACTCGCATTGGATTCCACATCTGTCACATCTATAGATTCCGTTTTCGTCATCTATGCAAGCCATTTAAATTCAGAACGGAAGATCTTCATCAAAATCTGGCTTTGCTTGACGCACAGGACGAGCCTGGGCATCTTCCTTCTTTGGGTCGTTGATGTACGCCCAACCGTCCCAGCCACCCTCTTTGAGCGGGATGCTATCGATCTTGAGCATCGGGCCGTTCTTGGTCTCGATGATGCTGCCGATACGGTTGTAACGCTTCTTGACCTCGCCTTGGGCGTTCTTGTACTCGCCCGTGACGCAGGAAATCTCTTTCAACACTTTGCTCATCTTTACTCTCCAATTTTCAGTTTCAACGCTTGCACTTTTTCTTCCACTTCAGCCAAGAATTTATTGACTTCAGTTTCAGCCTCTCCGATCCACTTGTCATCCCGATTAACCCGATGTATGAACAACTGGGCTTTGGCGGGGAACCGTGGATCAAACACTACATAGTCACACCACTGCCGATCAGCGCAGCGCATCTGCCACTGCATCTGAGCGAAGTACTGGCCCGACACTGGATTTGCTGACAGCAGCACTTCCAGGTGGGTCTTGGACTCTGGGCACTTGATCTCGACCATGCCATCAGCCCCAACAAGGCCATCAGGAGACGCTCCAGCCATCGCAATGGTCGGGTGAGGGATAAAGCCTACCTCCTCGACCAGAACGCCTCTATAGGCCTCGTATGCGGCTCTAGCGAACTGCTCTTGCTCAATGCCCCACTGGATCGCGGCGCTGGTGTAACCTTCTGCTCGCTGGCCTGTGATGCGCTCCAGCACTAGCTGGGTCATGTAGTGACCACGATCAGCACCGTATCCGGTCTTGGTCTTGACCATGACTTTGTGCAGATTGCTGGCCGTGACTTTACCCAGGCGCTGCTGGAACCACTCGTCTGTGCGCTGCTCATCCATTGGATTTCTCCTGCTTGGCTGCGTCTTTCAGGCTGGCTTGGTGCTTGGCCCAGAACCTGGACTTGGCCTGAGAGGTTGGGATTGCCTTAAACGCCGCAGAAAGGGCATCCATCCCGCTCATAGCAGCCTCACGCAATGCATTCAGATGCTGCTCTTCAAAAGCCTCGTCTTCTGCATCTGTTGGCGATGGTGCACCTTCTGGCAGATCCTCACCGGCATAGATGTACAGCCCCAGGCCGTGTAGGCTCAGAGCCTTGGTCATGCAGCGCATGATGGCTGTATTTACTGCAAATGCGTCTGGACTAGGAATGGCCTTGTTTCGATAGTCCATCACTGGCAACTGGCATGTCAACGGCTTTCCAAACAATGTAGCCGTAACCATAACCATTGCTGTGCCATTGATTTCAACAAATGGCTTTCCTTCAAACATCTCAATCTTGTATGTTGCATTGGCATCCGCTTTGAGGGCTTCTGCCCAAGCCCAAGCCCAAGAAAGATAAGTAAGGCTATTCTTTTTCTCAGTATGATTGTTGACGTTTGTTGCCAACAACGCATTGACTTTTTCTTGAAGATTCTCGTAAACCATTTTTAACACCTTTAGTATTTGACAAAGAAATAGATCAGACCAATCCACATGCACACACCCAAAGTTGAAACAACGATGTCGTGCAATGAAATGGTTTCTGGTGGACACTCGATAGCAT